ACGATGGTCAAGGAGAAATATCATGGGCTGGATTACAACAGAAGAAGTCAAAAAGATCAGAAAATCGCTNAAAACAANNGAGTTNACAAAAGACTTCAAATTTTCTGTTCGCGGNGGCAATTCACCAAAGTTGTACATCAAAATCATTTCAGGACCAATTGATTTGGGAATAGAACACAAGTTACTAAGAGCGTATAGATACGAAGATAAGCCAGAAGTCAGTGCCGTTTTGAAAGAAGTGCTAGACATCGCATTGGAAGACTACTACGACAATAGCGATATCCAAACAGACTATTTTGATGTTGCATTTTACTATGATATCGAAATTGGATCATATGATAAGCCGTATGAAGTGAAGCAATCACGGAATCAGAAACCAAAAGTCAAACAAAACATCAAAACAAATTTGTGGATGGGATTGGCCGGTGCCTAAGAAATATGAACTGACAGATGAGACCATAGAAGTAGATGGCCACACTCTGCATAGAATCAGAGCACTAAGAGACTTCTCAGATGTGAAAGCTGGCGACTTAGGTGGATTTGTAGAGTTTGATTACAATCTTAGTCATGTCGAGAATTGTTGGATATATCACGATGCTCAAGTGTATGAAAATGCTAAGATATACATCAATGCTAGAGCGTATTGTTCCGCCAGAGTATGCGGCAATGTTCGGGTTGGTGGTAACGCTAGAGTAGATGGTAATACTGTGGTGAGTGGTAATGTTTTTGAGGGTGATTCTGCTGTAGTCCATGGTACTTCTCGTTTGTGGGGATGTGCTCGTGTGTATGGGAATGCTCAAGTGTATGGGAATGCTCAAGTGTATGGTTATGCTCAAGTGTGTGAGAACGGGTGTGTGCGTGGACAGAGAATCGTCTGTGGAGATGAAATTGTCGTAGAGACAAAAATGAATGCAGATGGTCAACCAAAACCAACAATCATCATGTCGCCACTATGGGAAGGTCTAGAATGATAAGTCTATTTTTCTTGTTGACAGTGCTCTTTTGTTCCTTTAGTGTATAGATATACACGAAAGCACGGAGAACCGAAATGACCAAGAAATATGAATTGTTGAGCACACAAAACAGTAAACTTTTTAGGATCAGAGCGCTCAAAAGCTTCGCAGATGTTAAAGAAGGAGCCGTTGGCGGCTTTGTGGAATCCGAGAACAATTTGTCACAAGAAAAAAGCTGTTGGATCTATGACAACGCTAGAGTGACAGGAAATGCATCGGTGAGGGGGTGTGCTACAATCAGAAACAAAGCTAAGGTGTATGGCAAAGCTTGTGTATATGGAGATACTTTAGTCGGCGATAAAGCACAAGTTTACGGGAGCTCTCTTGTTTCAGGGAGTGCTTGTGTGAAAGATAACGCTTGGGTATACGGCAAATCTAAAGTTCGGGACCGTGCTACTGTTGGCGGAGATGCTAAGATCAGAGGCAACGCTTTGGTGACTGGAATTTCATACGTGGCTGACACTACTGTTATGCAAGGATTTGATACGCGAGGAGTTGAATACGTGAACAAAGAAACCACTGGTGTAGTGGCGGAGGATGCAAAAATTTTGTTCACGTCACTATGGAAAGGTTTAACAAGTGACTAAGAAATATGAACTCACAGATGATACCATAAAAGTAGCTGGTCACACGCTCTATAGAATCAAAGCACTAAGAGACTTCTCAGATGTGAAAGCTGGCAACTTGGGCGGTTATGTAGAGTCAGAATACAATCTAAGTCAATACGACAATTGTTGGGTTCATGAAGATGCTCAAGTATTCAACTTTTCTCGTGTGTACCATGATGCTCTTGTGTACCATGATGCTCAAGTATACGGTGCTGCTCATCTGTATGGTGCTGCTCATGTGTATGGTGCTGCTCATCTGTATGGTAATGCTCATGTGTATGGTAAGGCTATTATGCACGGCAGAGCTCAAGTGTATGATAATGCTAAAGTGTATGATAATGCTCGTGTGTGTGGTGGTGCTCATGTATATGGTAATGCTCGTGTACATGAGAATGATTGTGTGCGTGACAATGATAGAGTGTTTGGTGAGTATTCCGGAGCTAAGAAACCACAAGAAACAAAACCAACAATCATCATGTCACCACTATGGAAAGGCTTAGCCAATGGGTAAGAAATATGAACTCACAGATGATACCATAGAAATATATGGTGACACGCTACACAGAATTAAGGCACTTAGAGACTTTGCAAATAGTGAAAGACTGGCGACTTAGGAGGTTATGTAGAGTCTGAGGACAATCTCAGTCATGATGGTAACTCTTGGGTTGGAGGTGATGCCGTTGTGCTTCGGAGCGCTTGTGTGTATAACAATGCTCATGTGAGTGACAATGCAATAGTTAATAATGATGCTAGGGTCGGTGGTAACGCTAAAGTGAGAGGTGATGCTAAAGTGTATGGCGATGCTATAGTTGTCGGTGATGCTATAGTTAGTGAATATGCTACAGTCAGCGGTGCGTCTACAGTGTGTGACAACGCTATAGTCAGTGGATGTTCGCTAGTTTGTGAAACGGCTAAAGTGAAAGGCACGGCTATATTGATTGGCGACGCTAAAGTGAATGGCGCGGCTAAAGTTACAGATTATGCTAAAATTGCTGGTAGTGCCAACGTCTTTGGTGAGTCTATAGTCTGCGGCGATGCTAAAGTTACTGGAAATGCTCAAGTTTATGACACCTCTATAGTTTCTGGTCATGCTATAGTTAGTGACACGGCCATTGTCTGCGGCGATGCTAAAGTTGGAGGTAAGTCTACGGTTGCTGGCAAGGCTAGAGTTGATTGTAAGGCTATAATTTCTAGCAACGCTAAAATTTATGGTGCTGCTACAGTCAGCGGCGATGCTAAAGTGCTTGACAATGCTTATGTGTACGGCAAGGCTAAAGTGTACGGCAATGCTCAAGTGTACGGCAAGGCTAAAGTGTATGACAAGGCTCAAGTGTATGGCAATGCTGAATTGCGTGGGAATGATTGTGTGTTTGACAATACTCATGTGTATGGGGATAATATAGTGATCGAAAATGATGACATCATCTCAGAAAAAAAACCAAAACCTACAATTCTCATGTCACCACTGTGGGACAATTTAACTTAGTGGAACATCTTAACTTAAGGATCAAAATGGAAAAGACCAAAATCAGAAAACAGTTGATGATTATAAGCACGTTGATTGATGTTACTGCTCTGCTCTTGTTGGAGATTGGCGGTGTGACGCAATCAGCACAATACATGTTCACCGGAGCAGTCTGGATGATCATAGCCAGTATTATATCCTTAGCTATGAAAAAGGCTCCTATATCCTGTGGCATTGCCTTTTGCTGCCATTGGATTCATCATAGCTTTCAACGTGCATATCTGACACTAGCCCTCGCTGCTAAATACTTCAAGCGAGGGTTTCATGAACAAATACATACTACGTATAAAACTGCCTTCTGGCAAAACGACACAGACATTCATCTGGTCAGACAGCAAAATCAAAGCGCTGGAAATGGCAGAGTTGATGTTCCCCGATGCAAAAATCATAACGATTACCTAAAGAATTTAGGACTGATATAACGGAGGACATTTAATGGTTGACACTCATATTGATGTGCGGGATCCTGGAAACTTTTCTAGAACCGAAACCAATAGTGACATTCCTGTGCCGTATATTAACATCTTAGTAGAGGGTCACGAATCTCCTCCTACTGGCACGGCTGGTAACTCGTTCGATACGCTTTCCGGTGGTAGTGTAGCTAGAAGCCAACAAAAGCGTTCAGCGACCGTGCAATCGAAGATATCAAGTGCTTTTGCGTTGCCTCTACCGACAAACATCACTGATCAAACAGAACAGGGATGGTCCAACAGAGATCAAAACATTGGTGACGTGTTGTTTGACAACGCAACTCAAGTGGGCCGAGTGTTTGGGGTTGATCTCAGAGACAATCCGAATGTCGGAGATGTTGGTGAAGTTGCTGCTCGTGTTGGTTCTAGATTGCTAGACCCATTCAATGCGCAGATTCAGAGGAATTTTGGCGTTGCGATCAATCCGCTCAAAGAAGTGTACTATGAAGGTGTCAACTTTCGCACATACAATTTTCAGTGGGATTTCGGACCGCGCAATGCAGAAGAATCTAGAGAGATAATGGCGCTCATTCGAAGACTTGAATTTCACGCACACCCTGCAATCACGTCAACAGCTAGTACAGCGTTTGAAATACCTGAGACGTTTATCATAACATTTGAACATACAGGGTTGCCTCCAATGAAAAAGATGGTCCTACAGAACATAGGTGTTGACTATACCGCCAGCGGAGTAGGACCAAAGTTCAACACAGATGGAGACGAGAACTTGCCAGCGTTTATCAATCTGACAACAACATTCGTTGAGGTGGAGATCCGCACAAAACGCGATTTCAGATAGGAGGTCTTCTGATGTATTTCACACCATTCAAAGCACAATCAGTTTTAATCTTGGGCGAATATTACTACATCCAAGACATCACGTCAAGAGTTATATACAGTCCAGATGAGCGATACAACTTCACCAACTTGAACACTTACACTATTTTGGATGAAGAACGTCCAGACATAGTATCGCATAAGCTCTATGATAATGTCAACTACTATTGGACACTGTTCATAGTCAATCAAACGTCTCCATCTGACTGGCCGTTGTCGTATACGGAGTTCAATCGTTGGATCAACGAGAAATATACAACAACAGAACAAAATGCCGTGCATCACTATGAAGACTCAGACGGTGCATGGGTTCCAACAGTTGGTTGGTGGTACTTTGAAGATTCTGACGGAACCGTGCTCAATCACGCTTATGGTAGAGGTGAACTGTATGACCATCCGGAACCAGCATGCGTTGTATCTGGCAGTAACGGAACCAAAGTGACATTGTACGATCACTTGTATGCAGAGAACGAAAAGAAACGTGAGATCAAGTATGTTCGGCCAGAACATATCAAGAGTTTCGAACGTGACTTCATACAGCGCTTAGAAGGTCAAATTGAAGTATGACCACCAGAGGTATAAGCTCTCGTTATGTGGTTGAGAATGCGCACAAGTATGTTGGCGATGCTTCTGCTATAATCTGCAGATCAACTTGGGAACGTGCGTTTTGCTTCTTTTGCGACAAGAATACAAACGTTGAATATTTTGCGTCTGAGGAAGTGGTGGTTCCTTATATGTCTCCTAAAGATGGGCGCATGCACCGATATTTTATAGACTTCTTTGTGCAATTCACAAACGGCCAAAAGCTGCTGATTGAGATCAAACCGTACGTTCAAACAATACCACCGAAACCACCAAAGAAAAAAACTCAAAAGGCTATCAATCGCTATATTGAAGCTTGTCAGACATATGAAGTCAATAGCGCAAAATGGGAATACGCTTCCAGATATGCGAGCAAGAACAACGCCAAGTTCGTTGTTTACACCGAAAATGATCTCAGAGATCTCGGCATAAAAATCTAACCACAAAAAGTCAATTGCTAAATACAGTGTACAATTTTCTGAGTGTGGACGTTATCCCGCTTTAATAACTATAAGGAGTTATATAAATGACAACTCGTGTAAGCCCCGGGGTATATCCTAAAGAAATTAGCGTTTCGGATACTGTTCCTGCGGCCTCTCCTATGGTTGGCGCATTCGTTGGCAAGGCTCAATGGGGTCCCGTAGACGAAACACGGCTTTTGACAAGTGAAGACGATCTGGTCCAATACTTTGGTAAGCCTACAGCCGACACATACAAAGACTTTTTAATGCTGCTGAGTTCCTTGGGAAATCAATAGCACTTCGCTACAGACGCGTTGCTGGTAGTGACGCTCTCAATGCTGTATATGGTGGCGCGGGTTCAGGCCTAACTGCTGATATCACAGCACTCAACGGTGAGATCGTTGCCGTTGCTATCAATGCCGCTGGTACTGGTTATGTAACTGGTGACGTTGTAACAATCGACACAGGTGTGACACTTGCGCGGGTTCGCGTTACTGCTGTTAGCTCTGTAGGTGCTGCTACAACACTAAGTTTGCTTTCAAACGGTTCAGGCTACAATACATCAACTGGTGTTGCGACAACTTCACTGACTGGTTTCCGAGTTGATAATGAAGATGATTTCAATGCAGAATCTAACTTGCCAGAAGTCATTGCCAAATATCCCGGATCTTTTGGTAACAACATTGGGCTTGGTATTGTTCGAGCATCTGAATTTTATGGCTGGCAGTTTCAAAATCGATTTGTTGTTGCACCAGAATCAGATTCATTGTTTTTTGATGGTGATCGTGCAACGTCAACATTTACGTTGACAAGTGCGCTTTCAACAGCATCAGACCTTGTCGTGACAATGAGCAATGCAGAACTAGAAGCAGGCGCTGCCGCTGGTAACTATTCAATCACTGGCACAACTTTGACTGTTATTGGCGATTCAGAAACCTTTACTGGTGATGAATTGACATACCAATTCACTATTGCCAATGCAAGCAACTTGGATTTGTTTTCCTCTGTTGTGACTGTTGACGGTACAGAATTGACATCACAATTTGATGGTACAGGTGAAGTGCCAGCCGGATACTTTGATATTGATCCAACATCGGGCTTGCTCACTGTTGGAACGACATTGAACACGTTCTCTGGTAACGGTGCAACACTGACTTTCTCCGCAACAACAACAGATACACTAACAGTAACAAATACTGCTGTGAATGTAAATGGCACGGCATACACATTGTCTGCTGCTGCTCCTAATGCTGGTGAAGTTCAAATTCAAGCAATCGTTGGTGGATATAGCTTCACATTCAATGCTGCAGAGGCACCTGCCGCTGGTTTGAACAACATTGAAATTCGTTTCGGCGCACCAACTAGCACGGCATCAAACGTTGTTGTTTCTTACGGCTTGCCAAACGGCACAGACGCACTCAAAGTGTTTGCAAACCAAACAGAAGTGCATGCTGTTGTATATGACCAAGACGGCACGTTAACAGGTTCAACTAACGGCATCATAGAAGCTTATGGTTTCTTGAGCACGGATACAACTGCTAAAAATCCAGATGGTACAACAAACTACTATGTATCAGTGTTGAACAACAACTCTGATTATGTTTGGTTGGGCAATACAATGTCACATTGGGGCGATAAACCGCTTTCAAATGGTGTTGATGACTACACAGTGACATCAGGTGAATATCAGACAAGCTTCAATGAATTCCGTAACTCAGATGTGATTGATGTTACATACGTTATTGATCCAATTGAAGACATTGCTTTGACTGTATACTTGAAGGCACTATGTGAAGATCGCGGCGATTGCGTTGTGTTCACTTCACCATTGTTGTCACAAGTGGTCAACAACACTGGCAGTGAATCTGATAGCGTGATTGAATATTTCAGCACAGGACTTGGATCAAGTTCATATGTTCATGTGTCAACTGGCTGGCAATATCGTTATGACCGTTACAATGATTTGTATCGTTGGGTACCTCTATCAGGCGCGGATGCAGGTGGCTATGCTGCTGCACACTACAATGTAAATCGATGGTCTGTTGCCGCTGGTGTTAGACGCGGTCAATATCAAAACGCTATTAAGTTGGCTTGGACACCAAATGAAGCAGAACGTGATGCGTTGTATGCTAATGGTATCAACCCATCTATAACACGCGCTGGCGAGGGTCATTATTTGTTTGGTTCAAAAACGTATCAGACAGCACGTAATGACGCGTTCACACGTATGAACGTTCGTTTCTTGTTCATCTATGCCAAAAAACAAATGGCAGAAGCTGTTCGACCATTTTTGTTCGAGATTAACGACGAGATCACACGCTCAAGAGTTCGTAACGTACTAGCACCATTCCTTCGCTCATTGCAAGGGGACCGTGGTGTGTATGAATACAAACTTGTTGTAGATGACACAAACAACACTTCTGCAGTAATTGATCAGAACGTGCTTGCTATTGACGTGTTCATGAAACCAACAAAAGTCATTGATTACATTGAACTGAGATTAGTAGCGACTTCTACTGGAATCAGTTTCTCTGAGATCATTGGCAACATTTAAGGAATAAAAGAACATGTCTACAGTAACAGGCTTTAGCATTCAAAACTTTCAAGAGCAACTCAAAGGAGGGGCTCTTGCCAACCAATTCTATGCGGATTTGACACTACCTTCTGCAATCAGAAGCTTGATTGACAACTCTGAAAACGCAGACACCAAGTTTCGTTTTAGTTTCAAAGCAACACAATTGCCAGCTTCAACCGTTGGTGAGATTATCGTGCCCTTCCGTGGCGCTCAATTCAAAATCCCAGGTGATCGTGTGTTTGCTGATTGGACTATCACAGTCTTGAACGATACAGATCAAATCACACGTAGTGCATTTGAAGAGTGGTCCGATTCTATGGTTGGCAATGTCGTTCATGACGCTGTTGCTGGTGATACTAATCCTCTTGACTATATGGGTCAAGGGGAAGTTCACCAACTAACACGCAACGGTACGATCCTCAAGTCATACAATATTATTGGGTGTTGGCCAAAAGAAATTGGTGAGATTGAAGTGTCGTTTGACAACACTGATCAAATTGAAGAGTTCACCGTGACAATGAGTTTTCAATGGTGGGAAAGCGATACTACACGCAACAACACTACAGATACACAAGCTGGTATCTCTGGTGGTACTGCCATTGGCTAGAATTGCCATTTGATGACACTGATAAGATACAGAGGCGGTCCTAGTGATCGCCTTTGTTGTATGTGCCAGACCGCACCATAACACCATAGTGCTAGAACGCACCATAGTGCTAAATACTATGCAAATTATGAGGTATTAGTAATGGAGCTATTTGGATTCGAGATCAAGAAAAAGTCGGACAAAGAAGAGATAAATCTTGATAACGTAAGCCCTGAAAATGACAAAGACGGTGCATATGTTCTGCAGACAGGGGCAGGACGTTTCATGCATGGCTTTGACATGGCTATGGTATCGAAAACTGAGATCGATTTGATCACGGCATATCGCAGAGTGGCTCTAATGCCAGAAGTTGCGACTGCGATTGATGAAATTGTAAATGAGATGGTTGTCATTGAAGATGACAAGGATGTTGTCACTATTATTACAGACGATCTAGAAGACGAATATGGTGAGTCTGTTATTGATGCTGTTAAAGAAGAGTTTTCGAATGTTATTCGCATGCTCAACTTCAACCACCAAGCATATAACATCGTCCATGATTGGTATGTGGATGGCCGGGTTGTGTTTCAAAAGGTAGTTGACGCTTCAAACGTCAACAAAGGAATCAAACGAATTGACCAGCTTGATCCCAAGAGAATCAGAAAAATCAAAGAAGTTGATGATAACGTAGATAATCCAACAGTGGTAGATGAATATTATATCTACATGCCAACATTGCCAGATGACAAAGAGGAAATTGGTTCGAGCACTTTGTATATGAATGGTTCAATGTCGTTAGGTTTGATGGACAGAACCAAAGCGTACAAAATCAAGCGCGACTCTATAACACATACGACATCTGGCTTGTACGACAAATCATCCAACATATCTTATGGCCATATTCATAAGAGACGTGAAAGTTAGCCAACCAACTTGAAATAGCTCAGAACCGCTCTGATCATATATCGATTGGCACGTGCACCAGAACGTAGAGTGTTCTACGTTGATACTGGCAACATGAACAGCAAAGATTCTCATGCATACATGGAGAACATCAAACGTGAATACCGCAACAAGGTAGAATACGATTCAGTAAGAGGCACCACCAAAGACAAAAACAGAGTGATGTCCATGCAAGAAGATATCTTTTTGCAACGGCGCGGTGGCACTAATGCAACTGAGATCGACACTCTTCCAGGTGGCCAATCACTGTCTGAAATTGATGACATCATATTTTTCAAAGACGAACTGTATTTGTCACTCAACGTACCGCAATCAAGGTTCAAAGATGATGGTGGCACATTGTTTGGCTCAACCTCTGAAATCTCAAGAGAAGAACTCAAATTCAACAGATTCATCACACGCTTACGCGCTCAATTCAATGAAACATTCTTAGACATGTTGCACACTCAACTGATCTTGAAAAAAATCATCTCTGACGACGAGTGGTCAGACATCAAAGAAAGACTTCGTTTTAAATACAATAAGGACAGTTTTTTCGCCGAAAAGAAAGAGATTGAAATGATTGAACGCAGGGCAGATGCAGCAGAAGTCATGTTGCCGTTCGTAGATAAATATGTTTCTCACGAATTTATCAGACGTGAAATATTCGGTCACACTCAAGAAGAAATAGATGACTTTGACAAAGCTATCGCCAAGGAAAAAACAAACAGTCAATTCAACTCTAATGAAGATGGTTGATTTTAAATCAGGAGAATTAAATGTCAGATAATATAGACATCAAGAACATCATTGAAACGCTAGTTGAATTTGATGATATTAAATCCAATGAAAAAGAAGAAAACAAACGCTCAAAACAGAAAACAACTTCTTCTCTTTTTGAAGCGTTGAGCCAGAAAAAGGATGTGGATGAACAAACCGTATCTGGTGACATTGCTAAGGTTGTCAAACCGCTTGGCAACAAGAAAAAACCTAAAATGGTCACACGCGAAAAAGTCACATACGAAAGCGCAGACCTCACCAAACTAGAAGAAAAAATTGATATGGCTTTGAATATGGCCAGCAACGCAAATGCAAAAGCTGCCTCTGGCGCTGCATTTTCTTCTAGTGGCGGTGGTGATGCTGGCGGCGGTATTGGCAAACAGGAAGTTCTTGGCTTGATTGGCGCTTCTTCTGGTGATCCAATCAACGCTGTGTCGTTCAATGATACCACTAATGTTTTGACTATCACCAAGACTTCTGGCGGAACAGTTACAACAACTATTGACAATGATGGTTTGAATGTTGTATCTGGTGCTGTTGCTGGTACTGATTTGACACTAACAATGTCAGATGCCTCTACGGTTGTTATTGACGTTACATCATTGATCTCAACAGAAGATCAATCGGTTGTTGCTAACATTGCAGCGCGAGACGCACTCACAGCGACGACTGGTGACATTGCATATACAATAGACGCTACTGCAGACGCTACGGTTGATTCCGGCGCTGCTATGTATGTTTATGATAGTTCAACATGGCAAAAAATTGCAGAATTTGAATCTCTAGATTTGAACTTAAACAATGCGGTTTCGGCTGTTGTTGATCCTGCTGCTACAGATGATAGCGCAAGCGATTATGCAGTTGGTCAAATTTGGGTCAATACAACAACCAATCAATCATTCGTTGCAAATTCAGTTTCAGTTGGTGCTGCTGTTTGGGAACGCATTGATCAAGTAAAAGTCAACAGCACAACATCAGACCCAACTACTACAGATGATAGTGCCGCTGGTTATGAAACTGGTTCTGTGTGGGTAAACATCACATCAGATAAAGCTTTCATGGCTGTTGATGTTACGGCAACTGCTGCTGTATGGGTGGAGCTCAATCCAGACACAATCAAAAACAACTTTGCCGCAACTTCAAATCCAGCC